GCCCCCCCCCCCCCCCCCCCCCCCCCCCCCCCCCCCCCCCCCCCCCCCCCCCCCCCCCCCCCCGGCCGGCGACCTCGGCCACCCGAGCTCGGGCTGGCCCGCGGCGCCGAGCTCGATGGCCCGAGCACCGCGGCCCGCGGGGCGCCTGGGGCATCCGGCCAAATGAGTCTCATGCTCGGCGCCGAGGACTCGAAGTCCCTTCCGGCGGGGGCAAGCTGGGGCTCCTTGGTCCCATCTCCTCAATCTGAGAATCACGGAAAACTCTATGACGGGGCAATAGGGGCAGATCCTGGATCCCACGGATCCTGGTCAAATTGTGACCTGGGTCAACGACGTGCGACGTTTCACGTGAAACCCTCGGGACTTGTCCCGAGGGCGCTAGGGGTGTAGTTTTCTGACCCCGCCAGCAGCCGGATTTCCCTCCGCGCAGATTGGTAAGGTGAGGACGAGGCGGGGTCCACCACGGTACCCCGCGTCGTTTTAGAACGATTTCAAGGGGTTACATGATGTCGATCCCACGCAGAAAGCCACGTACGCGCACGCTTTCGGGGCGCGCTCTGGCACAGGCACTGGACGGCAACGAGCGTCCCTACCCGGTCTATCAGTTCTCACGGCGGCAATTCTTCGAGCGGCCCAACCACAATCCCTTCAGAGGGTTGTAGCCGTTGGTCAAGCGTCGTGAATCGGAGCCTCGGCCTCCGGGGCTGGCCAACCGCGCCTACGAGAAAAATGTCATGACGCCCGCGCGCTGGAAGGAATTCCTCGCCGCGGTGGCGAATGGGCACAAACGCACGGTGGCCGCGCGGCGGGCCAAGGTCACCACCCCCACGTTCAATCTGTTCATGATCATGACCCCCAAGGCGGTCCACGAGCTCCGCGACGCCGAGCTCGCCTGGGTCCGTGCGGACTGGCCGATCGAGCGTATCGAGGACATGTTGTTGCTGATCGCGCTCGGATCCACCAACAAGAAGGCGGCTGCCGAGCTCCAGCTGCTCCCCGGTGAGCTCGAACAGTTCATGCGCATCGTGTTCAAGGATCCCGAGCTGAAGCAGCTCTACGACGAGGCCCGCCAGATGCAGGCCGAGAGCTGGTCCGACGAGATCATCGATATCTCGAACGAGTCAGAGAACGACATCACTGTGGATGCGACCGGCAAGGTCCGCATCGACTTCGAGTGTGTGAACCGATCCAAGCTCAAGGTCGACACCCTGAAGTGGCTGATGTCGCGGATGCATCACGAGCGGTTCGGTGACCGGATCCACCAGGAGCTCTCGGGCTCGCTCAATGTCAATCACGCTGAGCTCCTGGATCAGGCCAGGCGCCGACGCGAGAAGTCGAAGAGCCGCACCCGCGAGCTCACCGAGTCGGTCCCTGATCCGACCCAACAGGTCCACTGAGGTGACCTGGGCACTCGATGCCAGTGGGGAACGCGAGTTCGCGGGCACCGGTCCCACTGTCGACCTCACCGGAATCGTCACCGCAGGCGGCGGCACCGACAACAACGACTATGCGTTCATCGTTGCAATCGCCGTACAAGGCACCGAGGACACCGTAAACCTCTCTGTGGGGGGTGTCGGGGGCGGCAATCTCGAAGAGATGATCCGCGTGCGACTGGAGACCTCTACTGCCAGTGAGAATGTGCTGCAGATCTTCGCGATCCGCAACTCCGACATTGCCTCCCAGCTCGACATCGAGTCAGCGATAACCCTGCGCTGCCGAGTGACCATGGCCTCGGCCACGTTCATAGATATCCACTTTGCCGTCTACGTCGTGCGCTCCGATGCGATGCCACTTACCGGGGATCTCGTCGACTTCATGCAGGGTGGTGTAGTCCAGTATGCCGAGGGTGAGACCGGAGATATCTCGATCATCAACGATTTCGTTATGGCGGACCTGGGCATCGTGCATCGCATGCACGGAGCCAGTGCGAGCCTCGTCGGCACGGGCAGCTACAACGTCTTCAGTGCAATACTCGACACCGACACCCGAGTCAGCGCCGGTCAAACCTCGGTGATCCGCATCGGCACCGGCATGGCTGAGAACCAGGATCTCGGCAAGGACAATACCGGCGCGGGCACCACCCTGTCGGTGCAGGCAGTACGCTTTGCCGAGGTCGCGACTGCCACCGGCCCATTCACACCATTGTTCGATGCCATTGGCGATACCGGTGCCACCGTCGAGCCCGAGCTGGCATCGAACCCGTCAGACCCCGAAGGCACCTCGCCAGTCATCGCCCAGGTCGTCGCCACCGAGGATCCGCCCGCGGGTGCAGCAGATCCCGCGCCCTCTCTGGGTGCCACCACGTCGCTGCTGGCTCTGGCCGCGCGCACCGCGACGGTCTCGACACCGGACCAGGGCAACAAGGCGCACCGTGGCGTGAAGCTGCTTGCCAACGTCACCGTGATCGCGGGTGGCGAGAACCTGGTCTTCACCATCCAGGGCAAGGATCCGGTCTCGGGAATGTACTACACCATTATCTCGACAGCCGAGATCACCTCCACGGGCCTGGTGGTACTAACGGTTCATCCCGGTCTGATCACCGTGGCCAACGTCGCATTCAACAATGTGTTGCCAGATACCTGGCGCGCAGTTGTCACTCACTCCGCTGGCGGTTCTCACACCTACCAGCTCGCAGCCTCGTCACTGGAGTAACCCATGAGCTCAATCCAGTTCAACCGTACCGATGCGATCTTCGCCAACGTCGCGCGAACCGCGTCGAGCAACTCCCCCGACCAGCGCAACCAGCTGCAGCGCGGGGTGATCGTCACCATCGACATGACAGTGGTGCCAGGCGGCGACACCGTGACCTTCACCGCGCAGGGCAAGGATCCGGTCTCGGGCCAGTACTACACGCTGCTCGCGAGCGCCGCGTTGGTGGCCCAGGCGACCACGATCTTGCGGATCTATCCGGGCCTGGTTGCGATCGCCAACCTCACGGTCAACGACATCCTGCCTGACACCTGGCGCGTGATCACCGTGCACTCGGGTGCGGGCTCGTTCGAGTACTCCGTTGCAGCGAGCTACGTCAGATGACAGCTAAAATATTCGAGCTACCGAAGAAGAGCGGCATCCGCAAACTCTTGGATCTGTTTCAGAGGAAGCGACCACGGGTCTGCGACGTCGCTGTGCTCGATGTCGACACCGGGCTCAAACGCGACGACGACTGTTATTCCTGCGCCAGTTGCAGCTGTACCCACTACGCGATCCATCGTGACGGCTCGATCGGCTGCTGGGGCTGCGGTGAAGTCATGTGGGCGCGTTGGTTCACACCCGATGACGATCCAGAGGAGACAGAGGAGGCAGAGGAGACAGCATGAGCAAGCTCACCGCATCTCAGATCGAGAACTTCGTCTCCGAGTTCAACTCCTGCTTCGGTGACGACTGGCTACCCGAGCACCTGGCCCGCGCCTCGGTGGCGGTGTCGGGCGGGATCCGCATCTTCATCGGCAACCGCGATATCCAGTTCGACGAGCAGATGCACATCATCGGTCGCGGCACCGACCTCACTGTCAATGATTACGGTGAGCCGATCATCGAGAGACCGACCGAGCCGCCGACGAACTTCACTCCGCTGTTCAAAGATGGTGATGCTGTCAATGGCTGAAGCACGACTCAGCCAGGGTCAGTTCGAGGAAGAGATGTCCAAGGACATGGCTGAGTTCTACGACGATCCGCTGGGTTGGGTCATGTACGCGTTCCCGTGGGGCGTCGAGGGCACCGCGTTGGAGGACCACGACGGTCCCGATACCTGGCAGGCCGAGCAGCTCATCCGCATTGCACAGAAGATCCTCACCGATCCCTTCGGCACCATCCGCGAGGCGACCGCATCGGGCCACGGTATCGGTAAGTCAGCCCTCGTGGCATGGATCATTCTCTGGATGATGTCCACCCGACCGCATCTCAACGGTGTCGTTACCGCGAACACGTTGAACCAGCTCAATACCAAGACCTGGCGCGAGCTCGCGCTGTGGCACAAGCGGCTGATCAACACCCACTGGTTCAAATGGACCGCCACGCGGTTCCACCATGTCAAGCACCCGGAGACCTGGTTCGTCGCCGCGGTGCCCAACACCGAGTCGAACTCGGAGGCGTTCGCGGGCCTGCACGGCCAGCATGTCTTGATCATCTACGACGAGGCATCGGGTATCCCGGATCCGATCTGGCAAGTCTCAGAAGGCGCCATGACAGACCCGCGGGCGATGTGGTTCGTCTACGGCAACCCGACCAAGAACACCGGCAAGTTCCGCGACTGCTTCGCCAACGACACACGTTGGACGACACGCCAGATCGACTCGCGCACGGCCAAGATGACCAACAAGCAGGAGATCGCCGAGCAGCTCGCCGAGTATGGCGAGGACTCCGACTTCGCTCGGGTGCGTGTGAAGGGTCAGTTCCCCCGCGCCGGATCCACCCAGTTCATCGGATCCGACATCGTCGATCGGGCCATGGTCTTCGAAGCACCCTATGAGAGCTATTTCCAGCTGCCGCTCGTGATCGGTGTCGATGTCGCGCGCTACGGTGACGACAAGTCGGTGATCTGCATCCGCCAGGGACGCAAGATCCTGCTGCTGAAGAAGTACCGCGAGCTCAACACCATGCAAGTGGCCGCGGAGGTGGCGAACCATATCCGCGAGTACCGGCCCATCATCAACTTTGTCGACGGTGTCGGCATCGGTGCCGGTGTGGTCGATCGTCTGCGCATGCTTTCCTACGACGTCATCGAGGTCAACGGTGGGCAGAAGCCGAACGACGACGAGACCTATTTCAACAAGCGCGCAGAGATGTGGGACCGGATGAAGCAGTGGCTTCGCAGCAGTGCGGACATACCCAACGATGCGGATCTGCGCAACGCGCTGATCGGTATCGAGTACGGCTACAACGAGAAAGAGCAGATGCGCCTGGAGCGCAAGCAGGATATGAAGAAACGCGGCCTGGAGTCGCCCGACGAGGGAGATGCGATCGCATTGACCTTTGCCGAGCCGCTCGGGGATATGCACACGCAGTTCTTCGAGCCCGAGGACGACTCGTTCGAGCCTGGGATGGAGGAAGCAGCGTGAGTCAGCGCCAGGCCAAGCGCGTGCGTTACTACTACGTGCCCAAGCGCAAGGTGGTGGTGTGCACGACACAACGCGCGGCATCGGCTTCGATGGCCGAGGGACTCGCGCCCGCTTCCATGCGCTCCGAGGTGATCGGCCAGAACCGCGTGATACGTCTCAAGGGTGAGGGCGCGAAGGTGCTGCTCTGGATCCGCGATCCGCTCGATCGCATAGCGTGCGGGCACCCGATCTTCTCAGGACGTCTACCGAATCCCAGGAGCGTCGACGACTACGCTCAAATGATTCTCAGCGAGACCAATCCACATTGGTCGCCGCAGACATCGCTTCATAGAGTGGCGAGACACGGATTTCTCCCAACCCATATCTACCCGTTCGAGTCACTCAAAGAGAGCTGGCCGCTGGAGCTCGGCTACAAGTATCCGTTGCCACATGTTGGCAAGCAGCCTGGCCGCACGACCTGGGGCGAGCTCGAAGATGAGATGGATCCCAAGTGGGTTCTCAAGATCATCTCTCACTGGCGCAATGACATGGCGATGCACGCCATCGCACTGGGGAGCTGGGAGTCGAGACGTCTGCCCGAAGAGATTCAGAACGTCGAGGTGGCCGCGTGAGCAACATCGTCCTGGCCAAGTACATGCCGCGCGGTCTCAACCGGATCCAGAAGCTCATGGCCGACGAGCTCATCGAGGTCAACAAGGACGACCACCAGGTGACGATCCTGCCGCCGCTGCATCTGGAGTCCGTGGGCCGCTTGGAGTCGGGACAGATGGTGCCCTACTACCACTGGGGCAACGGCGAGGGTTGCAAGAAGGTGGCGTTTCACTACACCCACCGGCTGGTGAAGGGTGAGGTGATGATGGCCACGCGTGCGCTCTTTCCGAATGGTAAGCGGCCCGATCGCAACGAGCGGATGGTGTGCGGCAGCTGCGGTGCCGACATCTTTCAGAAAGGTGATCTCTCGTACTACAAGGACAGGTACTTCATGACATGAGTCGACTCGCTACACCGACATCGTCAGGGCAGTTCGGACGTGAGATCACCGACGATTTCAACGAGATCAGCATCTTTGAGCTCGACGGTGTCAAGCGAGCTAAGCTCGAAATGTGGATCGCGAAAGACATAGGCACAACCCTTGTTAAACACTACCCAAACCGGCAGTGGGGTGTCCGCGTTGATCTTGAGGGCAAGATGGTGATCGTCACCTGTGACTCCGTTTCGCTTACGAAGGGATATCACATCCACATGCTCAATCGGTCCATCGGCCAGCTCTGCGATCGCGCTAAGCAAGCTGCCGGGGAGATCCTTGAACGTCATGGCGTCACCCGTTCTCGTAAGTTCGATGCCGACATCATAGAGACGCTCAAGCGCGATTTCAGAGACGAGGTGGTGGCCGAGGATTCAGACGCTAAGGTAGCTGGGAGCTCTGATGGCTGACCAACGACAGGGCGAATACAACCCCGAGTTTATGGAGTCGAGCCCGAACCGGACGATCCAGGATAACCCGAACCATCCCACCTCTCCCTCCTCTCCGTTGTCCGCTGAAGCACAAGCGGGCTCGGAACGGTTCGGATCCGCACAGAACCCTTATGTTCGCGGACCTAGTGATCTGCCACCGGGCGACACTCCACCCTCGGACGCTGCGGGTGGATCCAGCTACGAGCGTGAGGGCGGGGATGAAGAGCATATTGTCGAGGGTGAGCAAGACGAAGGTCGTGCAGGTACCGCGGCCTGGCTGATCGCGAAGGCGCACGAGCTCTATACCACCTCGACCGACTACCTCGATGCCAACATCACCAATCAGTGGGAGCGCACGCTCTCTCACTTCAACAACGAGCACGCACCCCACACCAATTTCCGGCGCCAGGACTTCCGCCGTACGCGGGTCTTCAGGCCCAAGACACGCGCCTTCATTAAGGCGTCAGAAGCGGCGCTCACAGTGGCGGCATTCTCCACCCAGGACGTGGTGGACATCCAGGCCGACGACGATCGTGACGAGATGCAACGTCTGTCAGCCGAGGTCAACAAAGAGATCCTGTCCTACCGTCTCGATCGGCGCATGCCCTGGTTCCAGACCGTGGTGGGCGCTTGGCAGTCGACCAAGGTCTATGGCCTGTGCATCAGCTTTCAGTACTGGCGCTATTGGGCCGACACCAGCTACGAGCCTGCGTTCGACAACACCGGCTCGTTGATGAAGGACGAGGCAGGCAACGCGCTCGGGACCAAGGCTTCGAAGGTGCGCTTTGACGATATGGTCTGCGACAACATTGCACCGGAGAACTTCAGGTTCGATCCGATGTGTGACTGGCGTGACCCGGTCATGAGCTCACCCTATCTGGTCTACATGATGCCGATCTACGCGGGTGAAGCGTTAGAGCGGATGGAGATGACCGATCCGAAGACCGGCCAGCCGGTGTGGATGAAGCACGCGCTCGGATCCCTCCTGGCCACGCGTCGCAAGAACTACGATCGCACGCGCCAGGCCCGCGAAGGTCGTGAGCGTATTGACCCCGCCGACGAGCAACACGGTAACGCCTACACCACGCTCTGGGCGCACATGAACATCGTGCGCGTCAACGGCGAGGACATGATGTGGTGGACGATGGGCACCGAGCTCCTGCTCACCTGGCCCGTCAAGGTCTCCGACGCGTTTCCGCACCTCGGCCCAGGTGAGCGGCCCTTCACGGTGGGTTTCTCCACGATCGAGGCATTCAGAAACTACCCCGCGGGTGACGCCGAGCAAAGCGCGGGGCTGCAGGAAGAGCTCAACATCATCGCCAACCAGCGTCTCGACAATGTCAAGCTGGTGCTCAACAAACGCTACTACGTGCGGCGTGGATCCCAGGTCGATCTCGATGCGCTGGTTCGCAATGTCCCAGGCGGCGGCGTGATGATGAACGATCCCGAGAAAGATGTGCAGACGGTCAACACCCCTGACATCACCGGATCCAGCTACCAGGAGCAGGACCGTCTCGCGGTCGAGATGGACGAGCTCGTGGGCTCGTTCTCACCTGGGTCCGTGCAGTCGAACAAGAATCTCAACGAGACCGTTGGCGGGATCTCGATGGTGCAGCAGACCGCGGGCTCGGTGCAGGACTACGGGCTGCGGATCTTCTTCGAGACCTGGATGGAACCGGCGCTCAAGCAGCTCGTCAAGTTGATCCAGTTCTACGAGACCGATCAAACGATCCTCACCCTCGCGGCCAAGAAGTCGCAGATGTGGTTGCGCTTCGGCATCAGTGAGCTCACCGACGAGATCCTGCGCCAGGATCTCACCGTGCGGGTCAACGTCGGGATCGGCAACACCGATCCTGTGCGGCGTGTCGAGCGTCTGATCTTCGGTGTGACCCAGGCCGCGAGTCTGCCTGGGATGGTGGGCCGGGTTAAGGGCGCCGCCATCACCGACGAGATCTTCGGTGCGCTCGGCTACAAGGACTCCTCACGTTTCTTCATGGGTGAGGAGGAGTGGGAGCAGTTTCAGCAGGCGCAAGCGGATCCCCCGCCGGATCCTCAGATCGTTATCAAGCGTGAGGAGCTCCAGTTCCGCCGCGAGGACAACCAGCTCAGACACCAGCGTGAGCTCATGCGGCTCGACATGGAGGCGCAGCTCGGCTTTGCCAGGCTGGCGCTCGAAAAGGACATACCGCTGCAGAAGCTCTATGCCGAGCTCGGGATCAAGCGTGAAGAGATGCAGCTTGCTCGCGACACGACGGCAACCAGAGAGAATGTGCGGCTGCTTGAGGTCGATCAGAAACGACGCGCCGCTGCGTCTCGGCCAGCAGCGGTGGAGGGCTAGTCATGCCGTTGACCAAGAAAGGCGAGAAGATCAAAGCCTCGATGACCGAGCACTACGGCGCGAAGAAAGGCACATCTGTTTTTTACGCATCTCAAAACAAGGGCACCATCACTGGAACGCACAAAGGAGGCAAGAAAGTGGCACACATGAAATACGGCAATCACGACTACACGAAAGGCAAAGGTCGCTTTCAGCAATCGAGCGGTCGTGTAGGCGCGAGCAGCCTTGGACGTAATGTGGGTGGGCGGATGCGAGGCAGCCAGCTCTCGCGCGGCTCACACAAGAGTGGTCATCGCAGCTATACCTGATGGCTGAAATCGATTACAGCGGTGTCGATTTTATCAATGATGTCGAGCGTCGATACTTCGAAGAAGCTCGCCTCGGCATCGGTGTTCAACAGTTCCTTCAGAGTGACGTGGGGCGCTATCTACACGGACGCGCCAAGCTCACCCTGGAGGAAGTGAAGGACAAGATGCTTGAGCTGGAACCTTCCACCGTTGGATTCGAGGAGGAGTTTCTTCAGCTCAAGCAAGAAGCCTGGTGCGCAAATAAATTTATAAAGTGGTGCGCCGAAGGCATCGTGAACGGGCAAAACGCAGAGCAACAACTGGACTCTTTCCGAGGACAAGAAAATGGCTGAAGCTACCCAACCAGGCGCTTCTGAACAACAGCAACCCGCGGATGAGTACGTTAACCCGCGTGACGCGATAATGGATTCAATCGAAGAGAAGATCCAGGCAGAGCGTGAGGGTCAGATCGCAGAATACAATGCCCAGTTGGGCAGAGAAGAACAAGAGATGGAGGAGCGTCCGCCGGATCCTCCGCCGCCACCCGGAGCCGATGGCGCGGCAGAACGTGTACCCATGCACGAGCCGCCACCTGCAGCACCTGGGTTGCCGGAGCACTTAGCGGACGACCCGCTGGCCGAGTACATCGTGATGCACAACGGTGCGCCGATGTTCAAGGCGAAGATAGACGGGCAGGACATGCTCATACCGCTTGACCGAGCTCGTACTCAAATCCAAAAACACGAGGCAGCCGAAGTTCGACTGCAAGGTGCTGCAGAGATGCAGCGCCAGCTCAATGCGCGTGAGGAGACGATTCGGCAGAACGAAGCCGCACTCCAGGCGCGTGTAGAGCAGGCTATACAAACCCCACCACCCGCAGCTGTAGCGGACGTGGACGACGAGGCAGCCATCGCTGAAGCGAAGGAAATCGTGTCTCAACTTTTCACAGCAGACGAAGAAACCGCAGCTGAAAAGCTGGCGACGTTTCTGGTCGAGCGTACGCGGACACCAGCAGCAGCAGCTGCGGCTCCGCCGGTCGATCAAGCAGCTATC